TATTGCTCGCTGTGGTAACTTGTCCGCTTAACTTTCTGTCAAAGCCTACAACACTTGTTCGTGAAGTCTGCATTAATCCCTTATCTGCCTTATACTGCTTTAACGCTTTGTTTTGTGCCTTTAAAGACTTAGAATTACTTACAAACGATTCTTTATCACCTGTTTTGTTATCTCGTATAAGCTGTTCTTTTCGCTTACGTATGTTTCTTTCTTGGTATCTCATACCTTGTATATCTTTATATTGTTGCTCGTTTTCGTCTAAATCATAAGGTTCGTATCTTTGCTTTGATATTCCTACCACAAATGGATAAAAGCTATGTGCGCAATTCGCACCCTTTAAGCCTGAAACACTTCCATAGTCCGTTACACTGGCTAAGTTTTTATATCCTAGCGTTGAACCCTCTACCGAGTATATCGCACCTTGCCATTCTGCGTGGTCTGGTCTTGAGCCACTATGGCTGTCAACTTCAACATGATTATTGCCCCATTCTCTGTTACGTTCCATTTGCATCTCGCCTGCTAATTGGCTTGTGCTTGTAATAAGTTCACGCCTTACAGCATCTTGGACCCTTGCGGTTGTTACTCTGCCATTTTTACTGACATAAGTCTGGCCTGTGATTCCTTTATCCGCTAGTTCTTTTGTTGCTTTACGTGTTGCTGTTTGATAGCTTGTTCCGTTTTTCATGTCTATAAACGCTTTGTTAACTACATCAAGAAACTCTTTGTTTGCACTTTGTAATGCTGTAGTTCTTGTTAGATTAACCGTTCTTAGCATTTCAGTTTCTTTATTGTTATACATTCTGTTCAAACTTAGCGAATTACTCGGCTTTGTTGGTGTTGCTGTCAATAACCCTTGTTTAGCAGCCTTTATATAGTCCTTTTCGCCCTCGAATATCGTTCCCCATGTATTAGGCTTGATATAACCTTTAACCGCTGTATTGCTTGTTTTAGTAGGTCTAACGATGTTTGCGGATTTCGTTCTTAATTCGCTTGCTTTTGCATTTTTGCTTCTTTGCCACGCATCAGCATCGTCTACTATTTCATCATAAGGGAATTCTTTGTATATTTCTTCGAGTAAATCCGTTTCTATTTTCTCATAGCTGTATGTTGCATCATCTATTTTCGCCATGATTTACTCCATTATTAACATTTCCGTTTGTGGTTCGCTGTCTTGTATTTCGCTTATCGCTTCGGTTGCGTCTTCTTCGGTTTCGCCGTATATTTTCATACGATATTCAACTTTAGACATAACACCGATTCCGACCTCCGATTGTGCTGCGGTTCTTTGCTGTTCTTCATTTACAAATATTGAATTATCGAAATGAATCTTTATATCCTGTTTTAAATCGAAATTACCGCCCAAATACTGGTTTGCTAGTCCTAGAATCGACTTTGACAAATCTTGTAATGCTCTTTTTATTATAAGTTCATCTTTTTTAACTGTACGAACTGTTTTGTTGTTTATTGAATCGACTTCCGTTGCTGTTTTAATAACTCCGTTTGTGTGTGTGTAGAAGTCTGAACCTAATCCACATTGCATACCTAGCACGGATAAAAACTCTTGCAATCCTGCTTTGTGTTCTTCTACTCTCAATACAGGGTCAAACGTTTCAATCGGCTTGTTATTATCGCCCATGTCAACGTCATAAAATAATGATTTCTTTTTATTGAATAGCTTTTCAAACTTTTCACCAATCTTTTTAATCGAAGTCAAAGCGTTGTTTATAAATATTCTTTTACGCCCCGTTTCAAACTCGCTATTAAAGGTTTCAAAACATCTGTTAATTGCTTCTAGTGCATCCGTACTTTTCGAGAACCTTGACATACCTAGTCCACAATCCATATCAATCGGGTTAACTGTATTAGGTGTTATGATCTGATAAGTTGGATATAATACCTCGCTTATCGCCTCAGTACCGTCTGCATATTTTCCTTGTTCGTCGCATTGCTCAACGTCGACATTACCGTCTTCATTGACCTTTGCTCTTATGTTTTGTATATGTGTTTGTGTGAATACTGTCGCTTGGCATATTTCCTCATCGCCTACTTTGTCAATAGAAACCGTCGCAACTGCTTTAATCGTTCCATTCTCAACAACTAATGGAAGAACCATGTCACCACGTATATAATCAATAACGATCTTTTCACCGTCTATATACTCAACAAATGCGCCTGTTCCTAATCCGTTTGTTATATCTATTAACCAATTAGCACGAACATCAAAGTTATTCTTTTCAAGGATCGCCTCAATAAATAGTTTAGCATCTTCATCATCGCAAGAAATAGACCAATCTTCATTAAGCTCCATGTCTGCAATATCTTCACAAACCTTTTTAGCCATGTTTAGTGTTTTATCATCGCTGTCAGAGTTTGCGCTTGATTGGCTTATATCACCAATGTATTGAACTAGCCATTTATTAAGCATAATATTATAGACTTGCGTTATGCTTTTAATTGACGTTGCGTTCTCTTGGCTTATGTTACTTGCGAATGTATTGTGTATGTATTTATGAAACTTCGTTAGTTCTGCCATCTTACCGCCCTTAATATGTTCTTCTGGAACACTTCGGTTGAATACTCTTGGGCATCAATCGTGTCAATGTTGCTTGTTCCATCGTCTAATCGCTCCGTTTTTAAACTGTTTGATTGTTCTTTCCATACTGCATTTTGAAACGCATCTATTGTAGGTGTGCAACTCTTATGTATTTTGTAAGCACCATGCGACATCATAGCTAGATAAAATGCTATCCTGTCCACTATCTTGCCCTTTTTAGCGTTCTTAACTATCACGTTTATCTTATGCTGTATCAATGCTGTTTGGAGTCCGTTCTTTAGCGTTACCGCTTCACTATCAGCGTATACTGTAACAACTCTGTGTCCATCTTCTTGCAGTTCTTGCATGAACTTTATAAACGCCTCATCCATGTCTTTTGGTGTCTTTATGTCTGTACTCCAGTAATCCTTGATCGTTATAACTTGTGTAAAATCATCGTTAATCGCTGTTGCATTGAACGCATAACCCGATTTATTACCACCAAAGTCAACGCCCACAAAAACATTGTTTTGCTTTTCAACCCTATCAACTATGTAATTATCAGTATTATTAGCAAAGTCTGTGTATATAATCCCCTCTGCTGCTCTCCATAGTCCTAATATATATCTGTCATAATATACCGAACCCCTGTACTCTTTCTTCAAATTATCAATGAACTCTTTATCTAAATATGTATTATCATCTATTACGAAATTCCATACTTTTTTATTTAATTCTTCTTGGTCGATAAATTCTTTCAACCAATGCTTCGGCGCATCAGGATTTGTTGTTCCGTCAAACTTAGAATGTTTACTGTCAAGCCTTGACTTTAACATATCAAATATGCTTTTATCCCATGTTGCAACCTCATCGCCATAAGCGTATATAAGACCTGCACCTTGAATCTTTGTTACTGATCGTTTATCGTTAGCACCAACACATCTGAACTCTCTGCCGAATATATTGCAAACTCTTAATCCTGACCCTGTACCGCTTACTTGTGTAACATATTTCTCGCCAAACCTTAACCGCATAGGTTGTAAAACGTTATAATCAAGCGTTGAAAGTGTTTTGCCTATTAGAATACAATTACCTTGTGGCTGTTCTAATACTCTTTTAACGATTAAGTCATAAGTTATGAATGTCTTACCGCTTCTTGTTGCGCCACTCAATAAATTCCATCTAGCGTTAGCGTTTAAAATAACGTCTGCTTGCTTTGGTGTATAATTACTCATTTATTCTCATTCAAACGTTCCGTAATCATCGTTGTCGGCTATTATTTTTTCTATAACCTCGGAAGCCTTTGTAAATCTAGCGGTATCATTATAATAAGTTGTTAATATCGCTCTTAGGTTTCCTTTCGCATGTTCCCACAGTATACTTCTTTGCATTTGCACTAAATCTTCATTACTCATGTTTTAACCCCATTTCTAATTACTCAATATTCTCTTTAACGCTATCGGCGATAAGTTTGTCCATAACCCCTAAGCAATCACCGTTATATAATTTATTCATCAATATCTTTCTCGGCTGATCCGTTCATTGCATTAACTAACTCTTGTAGCTTATCCGTTGTGTCTGTTTCTATATGTTGTTTATCCACTTGATTCAAGTGTTGTTTACCCATCCATATTAACATCGTAGGATTGCCACGTTTAGCGACATTCATCTGCTCTCTACGTAGTGACATTTTACCGTCTGAACTATATGTTTT